CTTGGTAGCGTTGGTGCCTGAGTTTACCGCCGACATCTTTAGCAACGCCTGGGCGGTCGCGTACTTAGGGTCTTCGGAGTTGAACAGTTCTGGTTCTGCCTCTATCGCGGCCACTGCCTCTTCTAGCTCGGCCGGGTTGCCGTAGGAGTCTACGATGTTTTCTGAGAACTTGCCGGCTTCCTCATCGTCCATGCCGAGAGTGTCCTGCGCGTACTGGTACAGCGCGGGTGTTACGTTCTTTTGTCCGTTGTCCGGGCCCTCCATCATCCACGCGCCCCACAGTGCGCGGAACGGGTCGTCGGCGGTGCCAAACTTGTCCTGGTCAAAGTGTTTTTCTACGAGGGACAAATAGTCCTTGTCGCCAGAGTCTACGTCCATGAAGTCGTTGTAGACTGACTCGGTTGCCTCATCTACTTCACCGGCAGCTATTTTTTCGTTGTACTGTTTCTTGTAGTCGTTCATGGCTTTGGCAAGCTCGAACGTCTTGGCCTGTCCCTCGTCTGTCTCGTCTATCTGCAGCTTATCGGTGCCTTCGCTCGGAACTTCGATGGAGTCCATCTCGTCTAGGTCCGCCTGCGTAGGGAATACGTCGGCTAGGTCTGGTGTCTCTGCGCCGATGCCCTCCGCTCCCTTGCGAGAGTCTAGCAGCGCTTGTACGTTTTTGTTCTCGCCGAGCTTTGCGTCGTACAGCTGCGCTGTATAGAGCTCTGCGTCCACGCCCTGCTCCTCGAGCGCCTTGTAGAGCGCCTCAGCCGGTACGTACTCCGAGCCCGCGTTGAACTCGAGCATGCCAAAGCCAGAGGCTGGCGCTGCGTCTTTTTCCATGGTCTTGACGCCAGAGTCGGCCGCCTGTTTCTTTTGACTCTTTGGTTTTGGTCCTGGCTTTTTCGGCGCGTCCTCGTCGACAATCTCGTCTGGGTCAAAGTCATCTATCTCAGAGTCAAAGTCTTCGTCCACAACTGCGTCGTACGCACTCTGCTTGTTTATGAGCGCCTTGGCCAGGCTCTCGCGTAGCTCTGTCTCGGTGTAGCGGTTGCTCAGCTCTACTGGGTCGTCAGTGTAGTCAGAGCTCTCTTGCCCCTCTACTGGTCCCTCTGGAGAAAACGCGTCTAGGTCCATCTTGTAGGCGCTGCTAGGTGCGCTGTACGCAAATGGCTTAGCCTCGTCTAGCACCACCTTCTTCTGCTGTGTCGCAGGCACTGAAGGCTTCTCTACTTCGTCTGGGTCGTCCAGTCTTGCCTTGCTCTTGGTCTTACCGGCAACCATGTCGTCTAGTTCGGCGGGGTTCCACAGGTTTCCTACTTGTAGTCTTTCTGAAAGCTTTACCACTGCTTTTTCTGCAGGACTCTGCATGTCTGCCCAAGCTGCGTCTGCTGCGCGCTCTCTGACTGAGTTTACGGCTGGATCTTTTTCGAGCGCGGCCGCTATGTCTGCTCGTGTGGCGCTCTCTGCCTTTACTGCGTCTATAGTTTCTTGCTCTGCGCCAGCTTCTTCTAGGGCCTTGGCTAGGGAAGTTCTGTTTTTAACTGCGTTCTCTTTCATTGCTTCGACAAACTCTGCTCTGTCTTTGAAAGTCTTGAACTCCATGCCACGTGACTCACCTAGTATCCAGGGAGCGCGGAACGAGCCGTCATCGTTTTGTTCTAGTCGAGCGACTACATCGCCGTTGCCGTCAGTCAGCTGTAGCGAGTTGTTCTTCACGTACTCTGTGTCGTTGACGTCGTACTTTTCAGGTGTAGGGTCTGCGTTAAACAGTTCTCCCTGGTCGGGGTCAAGTGGGTTTAGCTCTTTGCCTAGGCCGCCTTCTTTGTACATTCCTGGCACGTTGTTGACTTCTTTTGGTGGACGAATGCTCTTCTCGTCCTGCGGTACAGCTGACCAGCCTGGCTCGAGTGGGTTGCCTTGGCTGTCTACGCGGTCGGCAGCCTGCTTTTTCAGCATGGCGGTGCGCTCTGCTACGTGTTCGGCGTGGTTTGCCTTAACTTGCTCGTTGAACTTCTTTACTTTTTCCTGCCAGGCGTCCCACGTGTTGCTCTTTAGTTTAGCCTTTACCTGGCGCTCTTCTACGCTCTTGTCGAGCCTTGGCTCGTCAGTCTTGATAATTTTCTGTGCCTCTGCCCAGTCCTGTGAGACACCAATTGAAACTAGCTTCGGCTTACCGTTGGAATCTTCGTCTCTTCTAGTTGCAATGTAGAACGGCTTTTCTTTGTCCCATGCGCCGTCTTTGCCGGCCCCGACTAGCTCGCGCATCTCGCGCTTGTCTGGCTCTAGACTCTCCTGCGATGCGTTGTGCTTACGTATTCCCTCAATGGTGTCTTTTAGATTTTGGTCTGGCTTTTCTACTTTGGTTACTACATACTCGTCGTCTGTGCTTACGTACACTGTGCGACCCTGTAGGGTGTCTTTGTACTTTCTAAAACCTGCAGGCGCGTCTACACGTTTGACGTCTGACTCGTTAAGCACGATGTCTTTAGAGGTGTAGCGTGCTTCGCCTTTTTCTACGTCTGTGTCTGGCTTTAGTACTGCCTTTACGCCACTAGTAGCGTTGGCTGGTACTCTGTAGATCGAGCCGTCTGCTGTCTGTACGTCAAAGGTGTCCGTGTCTGGGTCCGCCGCGACGGTGCGTCCAGTCATCCAACTAACTAGTCCGTCTAGTCCTTTTTGCAGCCACCTGCGTCCGCCGCCCATCTCGGCAAACTGTCCCTCTGAGTCACGGCGTTGTAGCATTGCACGAGCTCTGCGAGCGGCTGAAGAGTTGCCGTCGCCTATGGCTGCGACAAGCGTCTGTGTGTCTACGCTAAGTATGTCGTCTGGTACAAATCGACCAATTACGGACTGCAGCTGCGCGACGGCGTGAACCTGCGCAGGCGCTCCGACCGGAGCGCCAAAAGCAGACGCGACCACTGGACGAAGGTCGTCTTCTAGCCTTGGATCAGCAGACATCCATCGGCCGCGAGCCTGGCGCAGTGCCGAGGCGGTCATTGAGTGTCTACGACTGCAGAGCGGGTGAGACAGCGGTAGCAGGTCTGTGTTGTCGGCGAACGTCGCTGTCTTGTTGTTTGGATTCTGGTTCAGAGAAACAAAGGTGCCTAGGTCGCGCAAGGCCTGGTACTCTCTGATGGAGAAAGAAAGACCTCTGGTACGGTCGAGTGACCTGCGCACCACAGTCAGAGCTGCACGTTTTGTGACGCGACGCTCTGGTAGTACTTTTGGATTCTCGTTGGCTAAGTACGCTATAACGCTGTTGTACAGCAGCTGCGCCTGCTTTTGTACGTTTAGGCGCTGCGGTCTCTTTGCTACGGCGGCCTTTTTGTCTATTGCGTTTACAAGCTTGTTTAGTATGGTGCTGCTCATAGCGACGCCTCTTCTTTTGGTAGCAAGTCTAGATCTTTAGAGGTGCTGCTCAGCTCAGCCAACGCCAGTACGCGTTCAAACGGAGACTCTCCGTCTCGCACGGCTCGCAGCCAGGCTGCTCTGAAGGCTGGCTCGGCGTGGTAGCCTAGACCAGAGAACTCTGTCAGAGCAAAAACTGCTTGCTCTGAATTTTCATACTCGCTTGGCTCTAGCAGCACGACTGAAAGCTCGTCAGCCCATACTAAATCAGCTGAAGCCAGTATAGAGTTGTCTTTCTTGGTTGAGCGCGGGTGCGACGCAGGAAGCAGGTCGTTGTCTGTAGTGTAGTTTGCATTTTTTGGTTTACCACTCTTGAGCAGTTTTAGAAAAGCGTTAACTCTAGCTGCGGCCCACTGGTCGCGAGACATCCCTGGACGATGGCTGCCCGAGAAAGCTCCTGCGCCGCGCCTGTACACCGCCTTGAGCATGGCGCTAGACGCCTTGCGTCCCTCTGGTGCCTTCTCATTGTGCTTGCGTACTTTCTCGGCTAGCATAGCCTCAGTGCGCTTTGAAAACTTAATAGTCTTTGACTTTTTTGCGGTGGCAGACTTTGGTTTGTTTTTGTCAGAACCACGGACGCGCTCGTTTGGTTTTGCTTTTGGATGACGCTTACCGGCGGCTAGTTCTTCAATGTTTGCGGCCTCGTCTGGCACACAGTTAGGAACCATTTTTCCGTTTTTCTTTTTCATTCCGACCTGCTTGTAGCCGTCCCAGCATGGTCGCGCCGCGCTCACGATGCTCTCGGTTGTGGCGACTATCTCTTCTTCGTACGACACGTTTACGCCTCTGGTTCAATTGGTAGTTCACCTGGATCGGGCGCCTGTGCTGGCTCCGTCTCTGCTGGTGGTGCTACGTCTTTTGTCGGCTCCTCTGTCGTTTCTGTCGTTGTAGGTTGTGCTCCTTTTGCAAGTTCCATTACTCGCTGTACGTCCGCAGGCAGACTTTCAGTGGCGTTGCCGCGAACCCTGGACATGGTGTCAGGCGTAAACACCTGAAGCATTGCTTCGGTCAGCTCAGGGGTGACTTGACCCTTTTCAACTAGTACGCGGAGTGCAATCTCGGTCTCACTCGGCGCGTCGGCAGAAGAAAAACCGTGTGTTCTACGCCAAGCGTCTCCGGAGATAATGTGTCGGTCGTAGCCTAGATCGGCGTCTGATGCTCGGTCGTTTCTTGTAGACACGGCGCTTGGGTCGTACCAAATAGTTAGCCTGTCTACTTCTGACGGAGTGTAGCCGTTGCTAATTAAGTACGGTCTGAAGTACACCACGGTGAGTGCGTCTACTATCAGCAGCATCAGTGGCTCGATGTGCGCCTTGTACATAGACTCGTCGATCTGCAGTGCGTTTGAGTACTTGATGTTCGCCATACCGGTGACTACGTCTTTAGGAATGTCGATACCCTGCAAGATACGCTCTAGTACTCTGTCGGCACGCTGTGCAAGCGCAGGATCAAAAGAGCGCTCGAACTTAAACTGCTTAATCTTGTCACCGAGTTCTGCAGGTCCGCGGATGATGAGTGGAACGACTGCACTGGCAGAATCTTCGTCGCGGATCGGCGTGGTCATCGCGTCGATGAGTTGATCTTCAAACTCGTCTTCTGCTTCTTGCGTGACTGCGCCCGGGTTCAACAAGTCATCGTCGATTACGTCGGGGTCACCGCTGGCTGCGACGGACAAACCGTCTGGTAGGTACAGCGCTCCGGCGTTTAGACGTGAGCGAGCAGTGGCACGAAATGTTCTATTGAGCAGCAGTAGCTCGGCGCAGAGGTCGAGCATGCCGCGCAGGCTCGAGTCCGCCTCGTCTGAGAAGCGAGGATGTGCTCTCCAGATACGTCCGACAAACGCCTTGTTAGGTAGCTCGTAGCCACCCTGTCTAGACCCAGCTTGTCCGCCGCCCATTTGCTCGCGACGGCTGATGATTGAAAACGAGTTGTTCTTGTTGGTGACGGCGACTACTTCGTCCGTGCTCTTGATGTCCCAAGACTCTGGAATGCCGGAACCGGGTCTGGCTGGTATTTGTACTAGGTAGCACTCACCGCATACGCTGAGGTTTAGCGCTGCGTCTCGTAGGAGACCGGCCTGACCGCCGTACGCAGAGTCGAGACGCAGAATTGCACGCTCCGCTGCCATGGCTAGATTTTTGTCTACGCTCTGTACGTCTCTTACTGACTTAGGCGCCTCGGAGGGATCGTCAATGACTGCGGGAAAAAGACGAATGCGTGAAATTACAGAGGCGACTAAATTGAAGGCGTACTTGATCTCGCCTATGGCGTCGTAGTACTCCCAGGCCTCTCTCTGCCAGGCAGAGCTCGCGGAGTTACGGCGAAGTCTGAATTGTTCGTACTCATCTCGGTTGTTCATCTTTACTTGAGCTGCGGCCGCGGTCATTACACGAGGCGAGCTGAAAGCTACCGCTGTTGCGGGAGAAAGAAAGATAGATGACAGTCCTCTTGTGGTAGAGACGACCTCGTCTGAAATAGTTTTGTTGGCTGCGGAAGATGCACGCAAAGGATTAGCCGGCGTAGTGGGCTCTTTAGAGCTTGAAGTACGTCTGAATACGCTCAAGGTTTTCTCCTACACAGTCGTTTGGGCACGGAGTATGACGTCTGTCCCGGAGGGCAATTTTCATACGCGGTGGTGTGGTAAATCATACACACAAAATGGAAAAGTGTTACTACAGTTTTTGAACTTGGTACAGCGTCTTTGCTAGATCGGCGATGTCCTCGAGTGAGAGGGTGACCGCCGTGTCTGGTCCGGCCATGTCCTCTATTTGGTCCAGTAAGGGGGACAGTTCTTCCCTGCTTAGACCGGTTCTTTGACAGAGAAACCGCTGCATTTCTTCCAGCACCCTGGCAAGGTTGTCCCGCACGAAGGCCATGGAAAGCTCGATCTGCTCCAGTCTGAGCTTCATGTCCTCTATGCTTTCCGGCTGGTCGTGGTCCCAGGCATCGTTGGGGTACACAGCTGGTCTCCGTTTTCTCCTAGGTTTTTGGCTACTAGGTGGTATTATTCTAGTATGACGTGTATAGCCGCAGTTGTTGCAGCTGGCCGAGTCTTTATGGCGGCAGAGCGAGGCAACAGCGATGACAGTCTTATAGTACCGTCTTTAGACCCAAAGATAGTTACTCGTGGAGAGTTTCTTTTTGGCTACTCGGGCAACACTGGAGTGGGACAGGCCGTTCAGTATGGGTTTACGATACCGCCGATAAAAAACAAGAAAAACATCAGTGGGCACATGATCAGCGTAGTTGTTCCAGCTATGCGCCAGTTCTTCAAGGACAATGACATTACTTGGAGTGGGGACCCGAAAGACGACGACGGGTGCACTCTGCTCTTCGGTGTGGCCGGAAGAATATACGAGTGTGACACTGCGGACTTTCAGATGGTCGAGTACAAGGAGCTGGCTATCGGTTCCGGTGGCTCCTACGCCCTGGGCTCGCTCTACTCCACCAAGCACATAAAAGATCCGAAGATTCGTTTGAGGTACGCCGTCGAGGCTGCCATCGAGTTCAGTCCTTCCTGCCGAGGACCGATAGACTACTTCTACGAGAGCGTGCCGACTGCCCGTAAAAAGAGAAAAAAGAAAGCTGCGGTAAGTAAAAAAGCCAAAAGCTAAATCTCTAAGTCTTCCTGTTCCTTGAGCGCGTTCCAGATGGCTAGAGCAATCGTCACTCCACCGGCCATTAAAACCAGTAAAACTAGCAGTAGTCTTTTGCGTTTCATTTGTTCTCTATCTCTTTTGTTTTGACTCTAGTTCAGATATACGTCTCTTGATGGGGCTGAGCATGTGCAGGACTAGTAAAAAATCTAGGGCTAGACCCAACAAAAGGCCTGCAAAAAACCAAACTGCTTCGTTCAATTTTGTACCGGCTCTCTACCTATTAGACGTCACTATCTTGTATGGGTCCCAGCTCCTGAGACGGCTGCCGCAGCCACAGTTGTCGTCCCGCATCCAGGCCAGCGACTTACCGCTGACAGTCTTGATGTGGTGCACGCCCTTGTTCTTGTCCATCGGCGCAATTCTGTGCTTGTAGTCTTCTCTAAAAATTAGTTCTGGACCCTGGAGAGAGTCTACGGCAATAGCTACCGTCGTGTCCGTGACGAACACGCGGGCACGAGACACCCGGTACACACCCTGCGGCAGGGCGTTGTCGTTTAGCTCTAGAGTGCCCAGACGCTGTGTGTAGGTGTTGTCCGCCAAGACGCAGTTGGCTGGAAAGGTGTCGCTGACTATGCGCATTTAAGTTGTCCGTCTCTATTTCTGTGTGAACTCGTAGTGTGCCCACCCTAGCACACTTTTGGCCACTGCGAGTGGTAAAACTATGGTCTGCTCCACGGGGGCGCTGTCTAGTATGTTTCTGGCTTCCTCGTCTGAGTTGGCCAGCAGGCAGTCCGAGTACGCGGGGTCTGAGAGGAGGATACTGAGCGGACGTGCCAGGGGAACCTGTGAAGTGGCGTTAGTCACCGTAGACAGAGTTCGTGCACGTGGGTGTTTGGAGTTTGGCTTGTTTATCCAAACCGTGACCATGTAGTCTTTGCTCAAGTCGACGCCTGCGCTCTTCTTATCACGGCGCGGTAGGAGACGCCCATCGCCACGGCTACCTCGCGCAGCGGGACGCCACGTTTGTGCAGGTCCTTTACTATCTCGGTCAGTTGCTCATTTGCCTCTGCGTAAGGGGAGTCCGAACGTGTCTTAGAACGATAACGCCTCGCGAGTGCTGAAAGCTGGGCTAGTGTCTCTACTAGCTCTGGTGGGACTCCTGGGGACATCGGACGACGTTTTATGGCTATCGAGGCAGTACGAACAGGAGACGGTGACGCTGGCATAGGTACTAGAGTCGCGTTGCTCGCTGTTGGGTCGGCTCTTTTTATCCAGGAACGAACTGTCGTACGTGCTCTTTTGGGGACAAAGGCAGCCGCAATGCTGGACAAAGACCAGCCTGCTCTGTACAGCGCGTCCACGCGCAAGTACAGCTCTTCGTCCTCTAGAGTGGCCAAGTACTCACACTCGGCGGACGGTAGTACCGCTTTTCTCGCTGGAGGCCTGGTTCTGCTTGTCATGTTTAGTATCGTACACCTGTTTGAGACTTCTGTGCAGATCGAGGTGCGGCACTATTTGTACGATTAAGCTAAAAAAGTGAAGGTTAAGTAAAAATGACTTTGCCGCGACAGAAGGCCGTACTTACTGTGCGCGAAGCTTCGAAACGTCTCGGCCCCCTTAAGGGGCTAGGCTTGCTTGTCAAGCTTTGTTCCTGTATCGTGGAACTGCGAATGTGCAGCTGAGCATAGTGCCTAGTGCCTGGGCATAGGGGCGGGGGCATGAGGCAGGCGGGTAACCCATGTGACAAGGACATGTGCTGAGCTGGGCTTTGTCGAGAATGTTATTGACGAGCGAGCTTGTTGCCTGTGCCTTGGAAGTAGTGGCTAGCTGACGAGCTGACGAGCTGACGAGCTGTCTGCCTCGGGGACGTGGCTAGGGATGGGCCTACGAGCTGTGAGCGCTGAGCTCGAGCTGGCCTGTGCTCTGACATGAAGAAAGCCTGGTCCCAGCTTTCCACGGGGGAAAGTCCAGGCCAGGCTGTCGACTGGTCCTACGATGTGTGTACGCCTGGCAGCTGGCTTGCTAGCTGTGTACGCTGTCGTGCTGTGCAGCTGCGACGCGTACGC